TTCCATATTAACCTCCATTTTTTATTATGTTTTCTACATCAGTTTCATATTGTTTTACTGCCTTTTGTTCTACAGGATAAATATGAACTTTAGGAATAGTTAGCCCACCATTTCTTTTTAAATGTGGCTTTTCAAGTAAATGAGTAAGTTGATAATTAGTAGCATTATGAACTATACATTCAACAAAACCTTTACCTTTATCTGTTTTAACTCTCCATCCTTTTCTATATGAACCTGTAAGTTTAGGAGATGTGTTTTTTAATTCAGACACAGCTTCTTTTGCTACATCTTGTGCATCTTTAGTTATTGCTTCTTGAATATCATTAGAATATTCATTTAAAATATCCTTTATTTCAAGAATGCCTTTATTAGCCATTTATACCAATCTTCCTAGCACATACTAAAACAATATCAAACTTATTTTTAGGATCAATTGTTCTTATTACCATGTATCTTTCATTATTCCATTCTAATTCTTCTTCTCCATTGTAATTTAGTCTTTTAACAACAAATTCACAACTAGGAGTTAATCCTACCTCTACAGCACTATAAAATTCATTAGTTTTCACACTTTGCTTTTTAGCATAGCATTTAGCACTTTTTTCAGAGGAATTGATAATATTTCCTATCTCATCCTCTGTTTTACTGGTGCTAATTAAATAAATAATCTCACTATATTGCACTTTCTATATACTCCTTAGTATGTCTTAAAACATCTTTTTGTATATTATATGAATTTGAATATAGTTCAGCATTGTCTACATCTAAAAAACTTAATACATAAGTTATTATTGCAGTTTTAATTAAACTATCAGGATTATCTATTAGAGTATCGACTATGCCGATACTTTTAAGGTCTAATTCAGCTGCTCCAATCCATATGTTAATCATATTATCGAAGTCAGAATGATTTATACCTTGAATTTTTTTTATTTCTTCTAGCATAGCCTTACCTTCTTTCTTCTACTAAACTGTTTCTGGTTTAGCAATTAATGTAAATGCTTTATCAGCTACTGCATTAGTTCCTACATATTGTCTACCTAAAATTCTAATTAAATCAGAAGTCATTAGAGTCTTATCATCAAATTTAAGATCAACTCCATCTCCTTCTGGGTAGTTAGCTAAAGTACCATGATTGAAATCTCCTACTATAGCATATACTTGTCCAGTTGTAGCTGTTCCATATGCTGGTAAAGTATTATTAAATCTAACTCTTATACCATCAAATATATCAGCAGCATAATTATTATCTAATTGTACTCTCTTAAATTCAGCATAAGTTAATTTATTCATAACTATAGTATAATCTCCAGCTTCATCACTAAGATTAGCTATAGCATTGAAAATAGTTCCCATTGCTGGAGCTTCTGTAATCTTATTAGCAGATACAGTATCATAAATACCATCATTATTAGCTGTTAATGATTGTGGTAATGCAGCAATTTTAGCAATTAAGCTATCAGCTGTCTTTTTAACAATTTTATATGTTAATTCATCATAAACATATCTTAGGAAATCTTCTCCTCGTAATCCATATACCTCATCTGAAATAGAAATCCATTTCTTTATAGAAACTGGCTTTAATTCTACAATTCCTAATACTAAACTTTCTTCAGTAACTGCTCCAGATCCTTCTGCATGTTCTACAGCATCAGTAGCACTTGCTTCAAAGTTTACTTTTAAATTACCTTGTACAGATACTTTTCTAACTAATGACATAATGTCATCTTTTTCCCATGCTGTTTTAACAATATCATATACAAAATCTGGTACTGCTACTGTTGATGATGATCCTGTAATAGTACCAGCATTTTCTGATAATAATGCTCTCATTTCTTCATTATTACCTTTTACATATTCTGCAAAAGCATTAATATACTTTTCAGAGTTTCTAAATTCTTTCATTTCTTCATTCATACTTTTTACCTCAACTTTCTTTACTTCTTTTACTGCAAGAGATTTTTCTTCCATTTCTTTTGCAGTTTCTTCATTTTTTTCTTGTTCAGCTATTTGTTCAACTTCTTCATTTAAAGCATCAGCTTCTTTTTCTAGTTCTTCTACTTGTTCAGTAGTTTCAGCATTTTCAACTTCTTCTCTAAGTTCAACTTTTCTAGCTTCAATTTCTTCTTTTCTTGACATAATTGCCCTCCTTATATTTTTAGTTCTTTAAAGGCATCCTATATTCCTATTCAGCTCTCCAGCTGTCTATTAATACAACTTAGTTACTCTCCAGCAACAAAAAAACATCTCTCCAGATGCTTTCTCATAATTGTTTAACCTAATTTTGCTAATACTGATTCTTTTAGTTTTCTTAGTTCTTCTAATCTTTGTTTTTCTTCATGTTCTTTTCTTATTTGCTCTCTCCTAGCTAAGAAATCACTATTATTAATATCTCTTGCTACTGATACATCAGTTGCATTGTAAAATGGTTGATCTACTACTGATACATCAAATAATTTACCTATTTTAGTAATTGTTCTTGTATCAGTATCATAATCATATGTATCTTCTTCTACAGTAAATGCAAATGATTGTTTATCTATTAATTTGCTTTTTACAGCATTAAATATATTTTTATGTTCTGTAATATCATCTTGTAATGTAGCATCCATAAATAAACCTTTTTCATCTACATCTAGTTTTAATGATTTATTTCTAGTTCTTGCTAATACCATAAATGAATCATTGTGATTGTATCTAAGAACTACATCTGACATATCAGCTTCATCAAATGCTGTAGGTGCTATTATTTCAGTATATCCATATGTTTCTGGACTATTGAATACTGCTGCATAACCTTTAATTTCCATTTTTCCTTCATCTGTATCTTCTGCCCTGAATTGTAAATCTAACTTTCTAATTTCCTTCTCCTTCATCTTCATTTCCTCCTTCTTCATTTGTGTTATTAGTATCAGTAGAATCATTACCTAACTGATAATCATTAGCTATATTACTGTCTATATGGTTTAAATCTTGAAGTATAACATCTCCATCTTCTCTTGGTGCTAAATTAAATACTTCTCTTAATTCATTTACTGTCATAATGTTATTTGCATATCTTAATAATTCTATTTTTGTCTTATTACTTGCATATTGTAATCTATTACTTTCAAATAATATTTCATGTCCAAAATACTTTTGTGTTGAAGTAAATATTTTATTTGAAAACTCTAAACTCATTTGTAATCCTATAGGTTCTAATATTGATTCATAAAAAGCATTCCATTGATCTTCTGAATATTTAGATTGGATAATTTCCTCACTAATACCAAAATAAGATAATAACTTATCATCTATGCTCTTTACTTGACTATCACTAGCTGTAGTTGGCTCTATTTTTACAGGAGTAAAATCTGTTGTTGCATCTAATCCACCTATTCCAGATTTATCTCCACCTTTAACAAAATCAGAAACAAATTGATCTCTCATTTTCTTAACATCTTCTGGTTTTAACATTGCTTTTGTAGATTTGATTACACCTTTAATTGATTGAGTAGTTTTAATTGCATTTACAATTCCTTCATCTAATACATGTTTAATTGATAATGTTTTTATAATTGGTTTAGGACTACCACCAAACAATCCATCTTCTCCTACAAATCTTGTTAAATGAATACAATCATCATATGCTACAAATCTTTCTTTAGTTCTTCCAAACTTGAACTTTAACCATATTTGTCCTTTGTATTCATAATATTTTCCTTCACTAAAATTTAATGGATATAATCCTGTTACATTCAAATTTTCATCTCTTTGAACATAAATAAAAGAGTCATTATATAACTCTAAATTACTTATTACTTGATAATAAAATTGATAAGCATTTTGAACTTCATTAGGTCTTTTAGCTAACAAAGAATACAAATTATCTTTTAAATTTTCCATTTTACCAGCAAAATTTCTTATATGTCTAGGATGCATTTTAGCTCCATTTCTTGCTATAGCATCTATGCACTTTAATACATCAGGATCATTTTCAAAATCTCCTTTATATGGAGTAAATACAGCTTTTCTATCATCTAATATTTTTACTTCTGTTGCTGTTTCTGGTGCAGTTGTATTCTTATCATTACCAAATATGTTGCTAAACCAACTTCTTAGTTCCATTATTTAACCTCCTCACTAATATAATTTAAGTATTCTTGTTGTCTATTGATATAAATGACATATGCATCCATTAAAGAGGCAGCTCCATCAATTCTTTGCCTTGCTTTTTCCTTTGATAACATAATGTTTTCATTATCATCAACTTTAACTACAACATTTGATAGATTCCACTTTAAAATAGGATTATTGTTATAATTTATCTTTTTATCCATTAAATCAGCTTTCATTTGTTTTAATGGTGCTGATTCAGTCTTATAACCTTGTCTTATTTCTTGCATTGTAAATCCATATGAAGTCATTTCATCACACCAAAATTGAGCATTCCAACTATCATAACCTACCCATAATGGTCTTAAATCATTTTCTTGAACTTGTTCCAAAAACCATGATGTTACATCATGATAATCAATTTTGGATGTTCCTGATAATCTTAATAATCCATTTTTTAACCATTTATCATATGGGATTTTATCTTCTGTAACTTTTTTCTCTAAAAAGTTAGCTGGAATCCAATACATTTGCTTTACTCTAATTTTTCCTTTTACAACACCTAATAATGTTGCACAAGTTAAGTCTGTAGTGCTTGATAAATCACATCCACCAATGCAGTAACAATCTTTCCAATCAGAATAGATTTCCTCATTATTCAAATCTTCAAATGTAAGCCATGCATTTATACTATTTTGTCTTACATTGAAA